GTCTAGACTCGTGTGTCTCGCCTTCTAGCATATCTCGCGGCCAATCGAATAATACCGCACATGCATCTTTTAAACTTGCAGCAAAACTATCTTTCCTAAAGTTATATTTTTCAGTTAATTGTTCAGCAACTGTATTTTTACCGCTACCAATAAAACCACTCACTCCAATAATCATAAAAAAGTCCCTTAAGTCAATCTTTGTAGTTATACAAAAACTAAGTTAAGAGACTAAAATTTAGTTACGCTTTATTATCCAATAATGAAGCTATATCCATCTCCGCTGGCTATCATATTTAATAATTCTTTTTCTAACTTATCTATTTCTACTTGGGCTTCTTGCTTTAATGTTGCACCGTTAAGTGTTACTGTTCCGCTAGGTCCAGGAAAACCGCCGGGAAACTTGTCGCGAGCCTCACCTAGTATATATTTTGCTTTAGCAGTAGAATAGGCTATCAACCAGGGACCTGTATACGGATCATTTATCATGTCATCTTCGGATTTTCTAACATAAACTCTAACACCTACTTCTTCATCAGCCGTCGGACGGCGAATGATTGTTAGTTTGTGAGCGTTTACATCCCAGGTGAAATTAAGTTGACTTGCAAATACACGTTCAACTGTTTCTAAATAACCATTATACATATCCCAGGTTGCTAGTCCACCAGATCTATTTGGTTGTAGCAAATAGATATTATAAAATGCAGCATCAACCGGGTCGAAGTTGATCCCACCATTAGTGTATGCACCAACACCACGGCGGTATAGCCGACGCACCTCTTGCACTTCCTCTGGCAAAGTGTACTCTGTTATGTCTCTCTGTAGGTGTAAAAAAATATCTTTCTCTAATAACGCACCGTCTGATTGCTGACGCAATTTTAACAGTCCTAGCTCTATAGCAAGATTGATGTGCTCCGAATCTAACTCAACATCTACCATTTGCGCACCGAGCATAAGCTCGATTTGCTTCTTCAATAAAACCTTAGCTGTAATCTGTGCGGACATAACGTATCATCTCTCCAGTGATACATTATTTATCAAAATTTCAAGAACGATATACTCTCGGCGGTAATGTGCTAGGTTGCAAACTTGAGATATTGAATCTATATAGATTACCATCGTGCTTTGCTTTTACAATAACTGTAGAATTTTTGATTCTTTGAACAATACCGCCATTTGGCAAAAAGTTGTGAAATACAAGTTGCCCGATTTGAAGATCGGGTACTGCCACAAAGGCCATATTTTCGATAAGTTCGCATAATCTCATACGATTATTTACCTAAATTCTGCGTTGGTTGACTGCCGGTTAAGTTGGGACTCCAGTACATATTCTTAGATCCTTTAACAGTTGGCTGGAATCCTTGGCCTCTATAGAATTTTATTAGTTTAGACTGACTGACTTGCCCTTTATCCCATGGGAATAAGGTTAATGTAATGTTATCTTCGTTGGCAAGTCTTTGCAACTCTTGCATACCTTTAGAACCTACACCACTACGTAATGGATACGCCTGAAACCATTTAACTTCTACGGCGTCCTTTTTTGATAAACTAGGGGATAGTTCAAACATACAAAACTGTTGCTCATTGCCTTCGCCCCAGACCATAACATGGTTATTTTGCCAGATACCGGGATATAATTCATAAACCTTATTAATCCAGTCCTTTGCACGTTGATTACTGGGGATTTTTATTTCTTCTATAATAAATTCATGCGACCGATACAAATGTCATATTTTCGATAAGTTCATATAGTCTCATAGATTATATTTATCAATATCCGAGTGTTGCCTTCTTCATAACCATTGCATCATCTAATGCACAATGAATATCGAAATTAAATTTCTTAATGATCTTATTTTTAACATCGTCCGGAGAACGCACTAATATAGAATTATCTCGTTGTAAATTTTCAGGCCAGATCGGTTCTAACAAAGGCAACAGTAAAGGAAAATCCCAACTCGGCGAGTCTGTACATAATACGCATATACTATTCCTCTCTTCAATCCACTTACATATTGCTAATTTGCAATCATACTCGGACATAACATATTTTCCACCTTTAAGGTAAGGTAATACATCTGTCTTAACAAAATCACTACAATCTTCTAACTTATATGTGTCATTTAATTCTGCATAGAAAAAGTTTTCATCTTCATCTACTAATGCAATACTAATAAGTTTATTGCCAGGTTCAAGTTTTGTAAATTCGGTATCCAGAAATAGTCTCATTTATCGGTCCTTAGAATAATGTGATGTTCGTTTATCTTACCATTGCACGGA